TAACCATAACTGTCAGGAGAACCCCATGTCCGATTGGGATAAGTTTGAGGACGACACTGCCTCCTCAGGTATGCAGAAACTCTTAGAAGAGTATGCTGAAACCAAAACAATCTTTGACGAAGCCAAAGAAAAAGTGACTACCATAGAAGCTAGGATTGTTGCCGAGTTTAACGATGACTTTGGTGAACAAAGCAAACAGATTGGCAGCAATATAGTTACAATTAACCGCCAAGAACGTTTTGATTGGGATCAAGATAAACTAGAAGCCCTCTTTAATTCTGGCACCGTGCCGGAATACGTACGGAAGAGGCTTAGTGTAGACAAACGTTCCTTCCAAAGATTAACAGAGACAGAACAAACCCCTTTACTTGTAGCGCTTACTCGTAGACCGGGGCCTATATCTGTAAAAGTTACGAGGAGTAGCTAATGGATTTTTCACCGTTGAACACTTCAGACGATAGAACCGCAAGACGTAAGGTACTATTGTACGGCCATCACGGTTGGGGCAAAACAACCCAACTTAAATACTTCCAAGAAGAGTACGGCAAAGGGTTTATTTTCTCTGGCGAGAGTGGGTTAAGCTCAATCCGCCAAGCCAAGATTGATTACCTTCCGTTTACATCTTGGAACGACGGCTCGATACCAGAGAAGCAGATGTATAGCTTCGTAGACATATTTAAGTGGACGAAAACCGACGACTTTAAAAAGAAGGGTTACACTTGGATTGGTATTGACAGTCTAACAGAGCTTTCCGACTTGTCATTTAAGAGCGCAGAGAAAGACGAACTGGAAAAAGCCAAGCAATCGGGCAGTAAATCTCCTAACGGCTTCGCTGTTTGGGGAGACCACGCGGCCCAACTAATTGGTGCGTGTAAGGCCATACGTGATATGGACATGCACGTTATCGTAACTGCGCTGGCTAAGGAAACCACGGACGACAATGGTGGCGCGACTTACTGGCCTATGGTTGCCGGTAAACAAACCACGCAACAGCTTCCGGGCATCTTTGACTGCGTGTTTTGCGGTGTTAGAGTTACCGACGAAAAGGACGGGAAGCAAAAAGTCCTACGCTACACAATCACAGACGAAGTGAAAGGGTGGCATGGGAAAGTTAGAGACGAGAGTAGACGACTGAAGCCTGTCGAACAGACCGGCAATATCGTAGAACTTCTTAAACGTCTTGATATGACCGACAAGGAGTTCAAAGAAACCGTGAATGTAACTACAACTGTTAAGGAGAAAAGCTAATGGCTTTTAATTTTAAGGAACTAAGTTTATCTGAAGTAGAGATTTCAACCGCCGCGCCTATCCTAATGCCCGGACGCTATGTCGTAGAGGTTAAGGACGCCGAAATAAGGGAAACTAGAAACGGTGGTAACTCTGTCCAGATAAGTATGACAGATACTAAGGGGGGTGGATCATTGCGAGGCTGGCTTAACGTAAACGTGCCATCTTCTAAGCCAGCTACTCGCATTGGAAGGGAGCAACTGAAGGCGCTTCTTACATTCGGTGGACACCCAACTCCTGATAACCCTAGTGATATCAAGTCCTTAATCGGTTTGACTGTTGGTATATCGGTTGGTAAGGATACCTATCAAAAGGATGGAGTAGAACGAGAGGGGTCAAAGTTGAAAGGTTTTTTCGATCCAAGTGAGCTTGATCCTGACATATTGCCCAAGAACCAATCGCTGACCTCCCTGTCGGATGTCGCGTCGGCTAAGAAAGCTGAAGACTTAGACGACGAGATACCGTTTTGATTGGTTCAAAACTGGCCGGGGCTAAAACCCCGGCCTTTTTTCTTAGGTAAAAAACATGGATGTAGCAGACCTTATCGAACGTGCATACGAGAAAGACAAGCCGCCAGACAGGCCGCGTTCGTATATAGGCGCTAGCATTATTGGTAACTCTTGCGAAGCATTGATTACATATTCTTTGCGAGGGTATCCAGACACACCACTCCCCGGCTTTCTTAGTAGGATGTTTCGTGACGGTCATCGTATAGAAGACCAAGTTATATACGACATGAAGAAGGCTGGCATAGACGTCATGGAAGTTGACCCTATGAATAACAAGCAGTGGGCCTACCATTCCTATGGTGGCCACGCTGTTGGTCACGCAGATGGTGTTGTGGAAGCACCTGATGGTTCGTCTTGGTTACTTGAAATCAAGAGCATGAATGACGCCAAGTTTAAGGAGTTTAAAAAGAACGGAGTAAAGTCTAGTCATAAAAACTACTACTCTCAGATGCAATTTATGATGGGTATGGCTCAGTTCGAGAAGGGTGTGCTTGTCTCTTACAATAAAAATAACTCTCAATATCACTCCGAAGTAATTGATTATGATGAGTTTTATTATCAATCGCTACGTCAGAAAGTTGAGAATGTTCTCAACAATGAAGCGAGGCGAATATCAGACGACCCCTCAGATTGGAGGTGTAGGGGTTGCTTTAAGAGGACATCATGCTGGGATTTAGAAGAGCCAAAAGAAAAGACGATGAGGACGTGCGCAAATTACCAAGCGAGTCTGGACGGGACATGGACGTGTCCCAACGGATGCCAGAAGGTGTGCAAAGCGTGGGAGATTTGGCGTCCCAAGCCAAAGACTTCGTCTACTTAGCCTCACCATATTCTCTAGGCGGTACTGCCGATGATGCAACTATGGATCGAAGGTACAGACAGATCACCCGTTGTTGCCACGCTTTAATGCGGTTAGGTGCTAACGTATATTCACCAATTACCCACCACCACAGTACGCAATCCGTTGGCGGTACTATTGAGGGCGACAGTAACTACTGGCTTACTATAGACTTTGGGGTGCTTAAACATGCTAAGGGGATGTATGTCTTGACGCTAGACGGATGGGAAAAGAGTGTATGTGTTTCTCGTGAAATAGAATATGCACGAGACACGCTTGATATACCTATAATATTTGTCCGGCCAGACAAGTATATTTTAGGAGACGGCTATGATTAACCCTCGCATAAAAATTCTCCGGCTACAGTACGAGATCGCAAGCGTTCGTGACAGGGTTAAAGACTTGGAATGGCTCACGGATCACGGTGAAAAGGTTGATCCTGACGCAAGAACGAAAGCGGTAGACAAGCTACGACATCTTAATAAAGAACTATTACGATTAGAGGAGCAGGAACTATGCCAAAGCTTATTGGGATAACGGGTTATATAGGTAGTGGTAAAACACTAGCCGCAGATTATCTATGTTCTTCACACAATTTTATCAAACTAAAGATGGCGCAGCCCATAAAGGACATGCTTTACGCTGTTGGTTTAACTACAGACGATCTTGAAGGTAGACGTAAAGAACAAAGTGCTAACATGCTTTGTAACCAGACGCCTCGCTACGCTATGCAGACGTTAGGGACAGAGTGGGGCCGCGATATGATGGGGCCTGACCTGTGGGTCCACCTCTGGGAACGTAAAGCCACTGGCTTAATGAGCTTGAACCACAACATTGTTTCAGACGACATCAGGTACGAGAACGAAGTCCACAAGGTACGCAATATGGGTGGTGTAGTTGTACGAATAAAACGGGAAGGCTCGGTGTCAAACCACCCGTCAGAAGAACAGGACTTCGAGGTTGACTATGAAATTCCTAACAACGACGGTATCACTACTATGTTTAGGGAGATGGACTACATAATTGAGTAGAATTAACGATGGACATTGTCTCACACGCAAGGGATCTCCCCTACTGGACATTAAAAGATATGAAACAGGCCATATCTAACTGCCACGACCTGTTCGACAAGCAGCAACCTGCGTGGGACAAGCTATATATGCTCAAGATAATGTCTTATAGAGAGTTGCAAAGAGGATACTCTGGCAATGATAACGTGTAAAAATTGTGGTCATAAATCACACTGTGGCATCAAACTTATGGTAGACTTCCGCTTCAAACCAAACGAAGCATGGCAAACTAATGGCATGGAAGGGCAAGTAGAAGTCTGTAAGAACTGTAGATGTCTACTTTGCATATCAACGGATGATGAAAAAGTATTGGTTTTGGAGAAGTAAACCCCTACTCTGGATACAGCGTCAGCTAATTAAATTAGATGCTTGGTTGTGGCGCAAAATGTGGGGCAGACAACGACGATAACTAATAAGGAGTACAAAGTATGTTAAGTCTTATAGGCTCTGTCCTAGGTTTTGGCACGAGTTTCCTTCCGAAAGTATTGGGGTTCTTCGAAGAGAAGAGAGATCAAGCCCATGAATTAAAACTCATGGACAAACAGCTAGAGCAGCAGATAAAAATTGGCGAGCAGAAGTTGCAGCACATGAATATTGACGCAGATATTCGAGAGGCTGAAGCACTTCATAAAGAACATACAAAGATTACGGTCAAAAGCAGCCAGTGGATTATCAACTTGTCTGCTTCAGTAAGACCGATAATGACCTACTTGTTGTTCGCAGAATTTATCTGTCTTACTTGTCTCGTCGCGTTCGACGCCATCACTATTAGTACGTACCAACTTATTTGGTCGCAAGAAATAAGCGCCGTCTGGGCTGCTATTGTAGCGTTTTGGTTTGGGCAACGTACGTTTAACCGCAAATGAAAATCAACGAGGACGGGCTGGATATAATTAAGCACTACGAGGGCTACTCGTCGTCTGTCTACTTATGTCCAAGCGCCCGGTTTACGATAGGATGGGGGTCAACTTGGGATCATAAAGGCAACCCTATAAAAAAAGACCAGCCAGACATAAGTAAGAGGTACGCCCACAGGCTGTTGATTAGGGAACTCCGCCATGTCGAACACGCGATGCGCCAGCTTGTCTCAGCAGAACTGACAGAGAACATGTACTCTGCCACGAGTTCACTAATATACAATATCGGGAGTGGTAATTTTCAATCGAGTACGTTACGAATGAAATTAAACCGGGGGGATTACGAGGGGGCGGCAGACGAATTTCCAAAATGGAGGAGGGCTGGCGGCAGGGTTTTAGCTGGGTTAGTCAGGCGTAGACAGAGCGAGCGAGAACTGTTCCTTCTTTAATATTACTTCTGCCGCTCTCTCATTTTGTTAACAAATTCCCATAGGGCCGAGATGTTTTTCTGCATCTGGTGTATCTCGGTTGTGTGCTTAACAGACTCAACGTACGTATCTCTCCTGATTAACTCCTTCTCCATTTGATCTAGGTCTTTCCGAAGAGACTTAACCTCACTTTCCAGCCGCACAGCTACAACAATGAACGCTATGAAGAACGCTATCTGATGCCAGTAACCTTGTATTATGTCCATTCATCTTCCTAAATCGCAGTACCTTTTGGTTTAAGCGTTTTACACACATATTTTATAGGCACAAACGGAGTGTTCATGTTAATAAAATTGCCCATCTCTACCGCCCTTTTATCACAGGCGGCTCTTGTTTTGTATGGCCCCTCAGTATCTTCGAACTGCATACACCTGCGTTCGGATTGAGGGCCTATCATTGTACACCCTAATACAAGTAAAAAATAGGCTGTTGTCATGTCTACCTCAATGACCTAGTTCAGAGTTTTTCTTTAATGCCTCGTCATAAGTAAGGCACCGTATTTCCATTGCCTTCTGAAACCGTTTGCCCATATGTGTTTTAACTGCGTCAATAATTTGTTCGTAATCTTTCCCTATCATTGCTTCACATGCTGCCTTAGTAGAATACGATTGCGTCCATTGTAACCACCCGAACTGGGGTGTGTACGATGAAAAGACAAGGACAGTAATGAAATACAATTTGACCATTACCTTATGTCCTCCGGCATCGGCCACCTTGGCCTCTGCTTAGGCCTGTCTGCACCCATTGCAGGAGGTGTACGCTTTTTAGTGTTGGCGTCTTTGAGACCCGACCCCGTCCAATCGTGTGTCATAATCCAATCAGTAGATTTTTTCCTGCCCCTTTTCTTTCTCTCTCCACCTAAAAGCTTTGCCCCCCATGATTGATACGGCCTATAAGGACCAGCCCCCGGCGTACGACGGGCCAGTATCTTGCCCGCCTGTCTTAGTTGGGTGTCGTCTTGGGTAGCGACAGCCGAGGCGAGTTGGTAACCCTCTACAAACCCGGCGACAGGCAGTCCCCCGACACTGGACATCACCCTACTTACACCGTACATCCCGTTTTCTGTTTGATTGGCTGCATTAGCAATTACTTCTGCTATAAGACCAAGCCCGCCCATAGCCATTAATCCTTCTACCCACCACCCAAGCCATTCGTTTGGTGTGAGACCAAAGGTGAGTTCGTTTTTCGTATTCATCCATTTAGCGTTATCAAGATCGAAACCAACCCACCCTAATCCAGCACCAACAAATGTCTTGCTTAACTTACGGTCACGCAACTCACGTTCGTCACCCTTACTACCGCCGCGAGAGAGTATTATATCTTTGGCTGCGTTAACACCCATACCAAAACCGCCGCCGACTGTAAGTAACATAGCTAATGGTGCTGCGTTGCCTTTGCCAGCTTCTTTTATTACATCTTTAGACAACCGCCCCATCATTATCGGGAAGGACTTGAGTTGGAATACCAGACTTCCAATTGGTGTTTGCGCCCACATGGGTACATCATTGGGGTCGGGGGTGAAGATAGTTTCGTTTACGAAACGCATAATTGCGTAACGCACCTTGTCGTCTTTTGTATGGGTTCTTATGTCGTCTAGACGAGGCCCGCCTTGCTGGCCGTATTCTTCTAACCCGTATCTCTTTAGGAAGCGCATTGCTGTTCTATGTCTCCTGCTTCCTGCTCTGCCACTAGAAATTTGTCGCCTAGCTGCGTCTGCCTCTGCCTTTAAAGCGTTAAATCCTACGAGTGAGGAAACTTCCCTCTGCATATTTGTCCACGGGGTAAGCATTGTCGCGTTGAAGAAGGCGTGAGTAAATCGTTGAGACCCATCACCTGTCATGTGTGTCATATTATCGTGAATTAGATTTTCAATACCCACACCTATGTCTCGCGCTGCTTGCTTGTACGAAGGATCTCCCATCCAGCGTTGCGTCCAACCCTTAGCCCAAGATCCTAAGCTTCCTGTTCTTACCAGAGGTAACACAACATCAGGGAAGGAGGTTAAGGTCGTAGCGGTTAACAATGAGACAGAGTTAAATGTTCTCATCCCCCTACTTATAGCGTAAGCTCTCTCTGAACCAAGTGGTTTACGATTTAATACCTGCATATACCTATCCATCCACCTAGCGGCGTCGTCGGTAGCGGGGTTTTCAAAGTCAGAGAGTGCGTTAACGACAGCTTTTGCTCTTAATTTGAATTGGCCGTACTGCCCCTTATCCAATCTAGTGACGTCGACTGCGCTCAACAAAAGGTTAATTGCTTCCTGTTTGTTGTTAATCTTAGATTCCCTTGTACTACCAAGTATATTAGTAACCTGAAGTACCAGACTTTCCATCTCTTCCTGAGATTTTATAACCTTTGGAACAATGTCGTCTGTTATTTTAACATCGACACCCATCTCTTTAGCACTAGCGGTGGTTGTCTTTCCGTGTAACAAAACGTCAACTGCTTGACGCATACCATTTCGCGCAACAGCAATATACGCATCTCCGGCATGACCATTAATACCAAATTCTCTGGCCATGTTTAAAACTCTGGTTGTCTTATCAAAGTATCTAGAAATGATGCCCTCTAGATCACGTACCATGAAAGTGCCAAATTCAGGTATGTCATCCGGGCCAAGAGACAGGAATCTCTGCAAGAATGGATTAGACGAACCACTCATGCGCCTATGAAGAACGTTGTCTACATCAATCCGCCCATCCGTATCAATCATTCTATTAATTATATCGGTTGATATTTGGGAAGCCTCTTGAATATTCATTTCTAAGCCCTTAGCTCTGGCGTCCCGCATGAACCACTTAATTAACATATCGTTAAATTTACCGGGGCTTTTTTGAATAAGGGCAGTGTCCCAAACTTGAGGGACATAATATTTCTGGTTAAGTTTTGTCGCGACGTCGCCAATAGGAAGGCCTTCTGACCGCATAGTATTTAATTCAGTTTTGAAAGAGTCCGCAATATTCATTGCTATTCTTTGTTCGTCTGGACTTAATGTCGTTAAGTCTTGCGATCTTAATGCGTTAATAATCCTTTGGTGACTAGCAGGTGGCTCGGGTGTCCCCGCCTTTTTGCTAATGGGGTAGGCTAGACCACGGTTCTTTTTTAGCCAGCGCGACCCGGCGTTACCGGCGTCAGGGAGTTCACGAAGAGCTTGGATAAGAGGGGCGACTTTCTTTGCAAGGTCAGAACTTTGTTTCTGGAATAACCCAGCACCACCCTCAGGTTTTACAATGTTGCCAAACCAATGAGCGCCAATTCTGCGCAGGTGTATTGAGTTTTCCCTTATCCAGTTGCCGCCCTTACCTGCGCCGCTATGTCTTTGGACAGCATCAAAGTCGTCTGTCGTAGGCATTTCTTTACGAAGTGACTTTCTGATAATACTTTGCAGGGCGTCGGGAACACCTATCCTTTGTGCTTCGGCAGCTACGCCTATGTAGTCGTCGGGGTTTATATTACGCCCGACGTCAATTGAATCCATAACAATTTTGCCTCCAAGAGACCTGTTCCCCATGTCACCGATTCTGTCTGCATACATATTCGGCAAGTCGCTGTCGTATACATCTGCGTCAACATGTTTAACTTGTGCAGAATCAAATACGAGTAGAGCTTCGCCTTCTTGTCCGCTTACGGGGTCGATG